TTACAGCTCACTCCAGAACCGTAGTGCTGCCTTGAAGGAGCACCATTGTTCTGGAATTGGACTGCTTGGTTAGTTACATTTCCAGTCGCTGCTGCAACTGGATTAGAGGTATTATTAGTATCACCTTCTGCTTTAGCTGGTGCTATTGCGAGAAGACTGACAAGGAGACAGTAGTAGATTCCTGTTCGATAGTTCGATCTACTTCTATCTTCTCTATTACTTGACTGGCTGCTCTTGTTACTACTTCTAGAGTGAAGTCTGAACCAGCTGTTGTCATATTGAAGACTGAATCTGAATCTGCTATTCCTCCAGAGCTTGCTGATGTATGAGTTATATTGTCTCCCGACCATTTGTTTAACGCTGCACCATATGTTGTGGTGACTATTTCTTCTGTTATATCTGTTGTTGTAGTTGTTGTACTGTTCATCGACCCTTGAGTGAAGTTGGGTTGAACTAATTCTGCTCTTGCTACCGTGGGTGATGTCAGTAGGAAGAGTAAAAGCCATTTTTTCATTCTTCCTTTTTTTTGTTAGCCATAGGACAATTTACGGGGCCTTTGTTTTTATTATTATTACCAGTGGTCAAGCCAAAAGTGGCAAGTGCTCCCGTAAACACACTAGCAACGAACGTGATATCTGAATTACCTGATTTTTTAACCATAGGTAATTCGACATAATTCATAGTTATTATAAATCCAGACCAAACTACAACGCCAAGCCTGACGAATGTACCAAGTATCTGAATTTGATGTTCTTGATCCTCTGCTGCATCCTTCAGCTTACCGAGGAGTCCCTTTTTTCCTTCTTCTTCTGGCGGTTTTCCTTCCATTTATCAACTTTTTTTTGTAGGAATTTTTGGATTTGTTTTTTAAGTTTATCAAATAAAGGTGTAGCTAAAGTTGTTGTTGCTACAGCTGCTACAGCTGCATAAGTAGCAGTGGCTACTACTTCTGCACTAGGTAGCGGTAGATCTATTTTAACAACAGGTACTCTTAGAGTAGGTTGTTCAGTTTTAGCTACTTCTTCATCTTCAGTTTCTTCTGGAACTTCTTCAAGCTCAACTCCTTTAGGAGCTGTTATATTACCGGGAGGTATGACTATAGGTGGGAATACAGGCATATCTGCAGTAGGAGGTTCTAAAGGTATGTTAGGCATATCTAAAGAACTAGGAAGTTTAGTCCTACCTAAATTTATGGATGGAATTTCCATTTAAACTTCTTTAAATACTACATCAAGTTCTTTATAATTTACTTTATAAAATCCGTTAGAACTTTTACTTACAGAATTAGAATATTTAGTATTTAATAAATCTTGAGCCATAACACCTTGATACCTTTTATTAGGTTGATAAGTATAATTGTATTCATAAATACTTAAACCACTATCAGATATACCAGTTTGTACAATATTTTCTTTCAATCTTCTATCAGAGAAAGCAGCAAACATTCGAATTTCACCAGTAAAAGGATCAGTCCATGAAGTACCGCTTCTTCCCATTCCTAAATTAAATTTATCAAAGTCACATCTAGTAGCAAGAGGATCAATTACACTTGTAAGTGCTGTATTAAAACCTGATCCATCCCATGCTTTAAATTGATGCTCTTCATTTGGTCCATCGAAATCATAGAATATTGAATGCCAACCCGGATCTAAATCATCTGTAGTTGCTGGAGTATGACCATTATCAGATCCAGATCTAGTTGATAATTTTGTACCACCACTAGGCATGTATATAGCCATCTCGTTATCACCACCCCATTTATTAGGCTGCCATATTGCTCTATTAAGATTTGTAGGAGCAGATGGGTCTATAAATATTTGAAAATAAATTGAATAAGTACTTCTGTTACCACCATTTGGTGAAGTTGATGGGTTTGGAGAAGTTTGTGATCCAGTATATGTATATGGACCATTATATTCTACATAAGCACCAGAAGGATAATGTTGTTCTCCATCCCATTTATAACTAAGATCTAAACCACCAGCAAAAGCTAAACCAGTAGCACCACCTCCTAAACCAGTTAATCCTACTATAGGGGATTCTTTAATAGTCGGATAGATTAAAAATGACATGATTAACTTGTTTTAGAATGATTACCAATTACCGTAAAAGTAGCACTAGCAGTTTTTACAATAGTAAAACTATGTATATCTACACCACTAGAACCACCAGCATCAGGAGCTGAGCCTCCGACCCAATTTTCAGTAACAGCTGATCCGTCAATTGTTATATGTGCAGAAAAAGCACTAGCATTTGCTGTGGTTATTAAAGTAACAGTAATCGCATCACCCACACCCATTTTAGTATTTAGTGCATTACTACCATCATATCTTATATTAGGTGTACATGTGGTTGATTCTGCAGTAGTGAATAAAAATACATTACCATTCGCTAAATCTATATTGGTATTATCAGACATCTTACCAGCTGTAACTGTAACAGCTTCACTCATTTGACCAGTAAAATCAGCTGTACCACTAACTGTTATAGCATCAGTTTCAAGAGTACCATCTACATCTACATCAGTACCTATATCTAAATTATCAACAACTAATGTTCCTGTTAAAGTACCTCCAGTAGCAGATGTCTCGAATTTTTTAGTTCCATTATGATATAGCTCAACTGCTGCATCATGGATGATTTTAATACCTTCCTCATCATCATGAGGCATTAAATGTATATCACCACCAACATCTGCAGCAACATTAGCTCTGATTTTTACATCACCTTTATCGTTGTCTATATAAAAATCTGTATCATTATGATAGACATCAGCATCACTATTTGTACCGAATATTGCTTTAATATCATCAGCATATTTTAAATCAGATTCAATTATATTCGACCAAGTCATAGTCCCGCTACTACCAGATTGTAGTATTTTTTTAGATGCAGGTGTACCTCCTGGAACAGTGTATGAATAATTAGCACTAAGAGATGAACTATTATTCTTTAGTTCAGTATAATAATTATTACCACCAGCATAAAAACGGACAGCTCCGCCTTCACCACCAGTGCTAGTACCCCATAAATTAACCCGTCCACGATGGGTACCACTTCCTGCATCGTCAACACTTAATTGTAATATATTATTTGTCTTTATTTCTACTTTACCATTAGTACCACTATCAGTTACTTCAACTTTTGAATCACCTTCACTGATGTTATCAACGTTTAAATCTGAAGTTTTAGCAAGTGGTATACCACCTTGAGTACTGCCGTCATGTACAACAAGTGTATCTTTAGTAGTATCAACAGTGACTTCGCCTTCTGCGCCAGTGAAGCTACTGTGGTCTGAGGTTGTACCTCGTCTTAATCTTAATAATTTAGCCATGGTTATGAAATGGTTCCGAAGTCAATTTGTAAGTTATCGCCACTGATAGTTCCTACTTCAGTGAGTTGTTTATCGTTGCAGTCTAAATGACCACCAAGTTCAGGTGAAGTATCTTCTACAATATTAGATAGTCCAGCTGCTGCTGTAATGGCCCAAGTTGTACCGTTATAGTATTTTAATACATTACTATCAGAATCATACCAAAGATCTCCTTCATGTAAAGAACTAGAAGGGGCTGTAGCTGCAATCCTATATACTTCAGCAAAGTTATTAATACTAGCTAAATTACTTGCAGTTGTATTAATATTTGCTACAGCTCCAGCTACTGAAGTAACGTTAGAACTAATACCAGCTACAGTAGTTACATTTGCGGATATACCAGCTACTGTATTAACATTTGCTATACCACTAGCTACTGTATTAATGTTGTTACCAGTACCAGTTGTTAAAGCATCTCCAACAGCACCTAAATCCTCAGCAAACGTTATTTGACCAGATACAATTGCTATATCTTGAAGCACAGCTGCAGTAGGAGTTGCAGCTGAGAAGCCATCACCAGATGATCCATCATAAATCATCAATGTTTTGTTTGATGATGAATCAAACCATAGGTCACCAGTTGCTAGTGAATTACCTCCACCATCTTGAGTAGGTGCAGAAGTTGCTATTTGATATAAATCAGCGAAATTACTTACATCAGTTATATTACTTGCTACAGTATTTATATTAGTTGCATTACCTGCTACACTTGTTACATTAGAACTAATACCAGCTACAGTAGTTACATTAGCATTAATACCTGCTACTGTGTTAATATTACTTATATTAGTAGCTACTGTATTAATATTAGTAATACCACCAGCAACAGTTGTTACTTCTGTAGCTTTAGGTGTTTGTCTATGGAATTTATAAGTATGTGTTACTGAAGTAGTCTCAACAAGCATACCAAATGTAGCAGCATATGTTGTACTATTTGCTAAACCATTTATAGTTACTGTAACACCAGAACCAGCTGCATTGGCAATTGTAGCAACACCACTACCATTAGAAACAAGATTACTTGCTAAAGCTTGTATACTTACAATAGTACCAGTACCATTTTCAGGATCTGGATTAGCAGTTGGGAAGGATGTTTCATTTGCTATAGGTAAGAAACCACCAACTTCATCAACAAGATCAAGAATCCTATCATTAATAGCAGCAGTTGTAGCTATTGTTGTATCATTATCTGGGAATGTAGCACCATCTTTAATAGTGTCACCTGTACTTATATTAAAATACCTAGCGTCTGCAGCTGCTGTAGTGAAGAAAGATGTATCATTAGCAGTAGCTGCTGCTTGTTCGCTATTAGTAACTACAGTTGCAGCATTTAGTTTAGCTGAAGTAATAGATCCATCTGCATAATGTTCTTCATCTAAAGCTCCTGCTACTATATGTTCAGAGTTTACAACATCATCTTGGATGTTATCTCCATCTATACAGTCTCCAGAAAGATGTACATGATCAATACTTCCATCAACATAGTGCTCTGAATTTATTGAATCATCTGATACATTATCACCGTCTACACAATCATTGCCTAACTTAACATGTGTTATTTGTGCATCACCAATGTGTTGAGTATCAATCGATCCATCAGTATAGTGTTCTGAGTCACAAGCGTCATCTGCTAATTTAGCACCAGTCACAGCATCAACTGCTAATTCATCAGTTCTTATAGAACTACCAGTTACACTTAAAGTAATTTTACCACTACTAGGAGAGTCATCTGTAACTGTTATACTTTGACCACCTACAACATCAGTTGTTAAAGCTGTATCTATTTTAGCATCTATACGACCATCAATAGCACCAGTGGTAGCAATTTTTGTATTATTAGATGCCCATGTTTCACTACTATCAATAGTAGGATCACCTACTTTCCAAGAATTAAGTATATCTGCATTAGCTTCTTGGGTTACATATAAGTTTTGTAATGAGTTATCGTTTAAATCACTAGCACGTATAGCTGAACCGGGATAGTAAGTAGCTTTGGGTGAATCATAAGATGTACTTCTATAAATTCTAATTAACGAATCATTAGCTGGAGCGGAATCAAAACTAACCGTTGTGGCATTAGCCAAAGA